TACCTGGAGGTGCCGGTGGACGCCAATGCGGCGGCGCCGGCCCCGGCGGTCGCGCCGGCAGCGGTGCCGGCACCGGCCAAGGAAAAGCGCAACGCCAACGAGGAACTGCAGGCGCTGTAAGCCAGGCAGACTCCCTGCTGCAGACACGGACGGCCACCCTCGGGTGGCCGTTCGCGTTTACAGGGATCCGACTGTTGGGGGACAGAGAGTATGAGAAAAATGGGATAGGCCGAAATTGGCCGAAATAGCGCGGCACAACCATTGCCGCGCAAGGGGTCACGAATGACCAAGGCATTCGAGAGCGAATTTCCGAGGTTTGCGAAATAGGCGCCCTCCCGGCCGCAAAGGACAGATGCTTTGCGAATTGACCTCCCGCCCAGCCAGCCCTTTAAACCGCATTAGATGCAGCGCTATCTCGCCGGCAGGTCATCCGCCAGGTCACACGCGGTCATCGCGCAATCTACGAAGTTCCTCAGCTGATCGGATAGAGCGATGAGCTGGGGGGTATCGAGATGGCGCAGGGCGGGTGCACGCGCCTTGTCCAATGCCACCTCAACAACCGAAGTCCACCCATATCGCATTGAAATCCTTAGAATTTCACGCATTATTCGCGCACGTTCCTCCTGATCAAGGCACATTCCATCAGGCGCCCCCGGAGTACCGGCAACGCCGTTGGAAACATCTGGCGCCGCTTCGATCATGATTTGAGTCAACCTACCGACGAGCTGTCGTTGCACCTCTAAAGTCATTAGCCGAGTCTCCTTGAGCCAATCCGACAGCACGCCTGGCCAGCGGTATGACCTCAGCCTCGGCCAACCCTGTGCCCAGCAGTTCGTACACCAGCATCACGGCTTCGGCTCGCTTCGGTGTTGGCAGCGTGGCCTTCCTCGCTGTCAGCGCATCCTCTACCGCCTGCAGGGCGAGCGTAAGCCGCTCCTGGCTCAAAACCTGAGACTGCGTCGGCACCGCAGCAGAGCCTTCGTCTTTCAGAGCATCCATTCGCTCCGGGCCTTCGCCCATCAGCAACCAATTTAGGTTCCAGCCCCGCTGGTAAAGAGCCACCAAGGTTCGCTGGTCTGGATCGCGCTCGTCCCTCTCATACGTCTGAAACGTCCTTAGTGGCACTCCCAGCTCATCAGCGAACTGGCGCTGGGAGGATGAGTCACGAATGTGCGCAATTCGTTTACCAACAGAGGTACTCATACGTGTCGCACTTCCACGCCGGAAAGTGCGACACAAGGTGCGACAGGAAGATCGCATGTCGCACTTTCAGTAAGTTGTTGAATAAAAAGCATTCCCGACCCCTCCGCAGGATTGTGTCTCGCAAATCGCAAGTGCGACACACAAAGGTGCTTGACGCAGACACGATCGTGCGTAATATATGCCTCATAGACACCGCCAACGGACACCAAGCAACGTGACGGCACTACAGGCACTCAAAAAAACCAGCCTCAAGGACTGGCACCCGGCCGAAGTCGGCGCCGCGCTGCGCATGAAGGGCTACTCCCTGCGCCAGCTCAGTCTGCTCAACGGCTACAGCAATCCGAACAGCCTCGCCAAGGCACTGCACCGCCCGTACCCCTTGGCCGAGGCCATCATTGCCGAAGCGCTGGGCATCAGCGCCACCGACATCTGGCCCAGCCGCTATGGCGCGGACGGTAAATCCAACCGCAAACGCGGCCAGAAGGCTCTTCTTCCTGCTGGAGCAAAGCCTAGCAGGCTCCGTCCGATTCGCAATTCCCAGCAGGGGGATGGCGAATGAACAGCCAACATATCTATAGGCCAGCTCGGGCTGGCAGGGGATCAGCCGGCCAGTGCCCCGCGTCGCCACGCGCGAAAACCCCGGCAGCGCGGAAGTGGACTTTCCGCCTTGCGGGCGCCCAGCCCCATCGGGCGAGCTCCCCCCACCGGACCGCGCCGCAGGCCGGTGAGGGCATCCAGGCATGAAGAACAAGACGCGCCAGGACGCCCTCACCGGAGACCTGTTTTCCATCCCGCGCCCCGTCACGCCCGTCGATGGCGCGATGAACTATCGCAAGACAGTCAGCGCCTTGGTCGGCGAGATGCTCAATGACGCCAGGGGCGCGGGGCTGGATCGCTATGAGGTGGCAGCCAAGGCCAGCCGGCTGGCTGGGCGCGATGTGTCCAAAGCGATGCTGGATGGTTACACCGCCGAGTCGCGAGATGAGTTCAACGTGCCGCTGTGGCTGGCGCCGGTCTTGGAAGTGGTCTGCGACAGCACTCAGCTGACTGAGTGGCTGGCCGACGTGCGCGGCGGCCGTTTCCTGGTGGGTGCCGCGACGTTGGACGCAGAAATTGGGCGTCGCAGTAGGGAAATGGACATTGCAGCCGCTGAACTGAAACAGCTTCGCGAATTGCGCAGGAGGGTCCGCTAGTGAAAAGACCTCCGCTCAGTATCGCCCAATCCATGGCGGAACCCGGACCGGCCGCACCGTCGCATGGAGCATCTGCTGCTCAAGCAACATCGGTATCCGCAGAGAGTACACCGAGGGAACAAGCCAGGTCTGTTCGCGAGGAAATTGACGAAGCGTCCCCCACGCATATTCGGTCAATCCCAAAAGCAACGTTCGCTTCCCCACAAGAAGCTGTCGCACATGCGCGAGCTCTTCGGCTGTACCGGGAGCAACGGCAGGCAGAACCCGTCGTAGATCCTCAGTCGCATCCACGATCACCGACCAGCGCTGGGGAAACGTCAGCCCACAGCTTGCGTCAGCGTTGCGCTTCAGCACTACGCGCAGTAGCGCGAGTTCTCGACGAAGAGAAGTAGACGACATGAGCGTCATGGCCATGCCTTCAAAGAGGTTCCAAATGTCTTCAGCGGTAAATTCATCGGCCATGGGCGAGAATTCTACCCGCGCGCTGCCGCAGTATTGCGATTTGGCGCAGATCGCCCAAGCCATCCGTATCACAAAGCGATCAGCGGAACGACGTTCAATTCGTGAGAACTGGCCTTTCACATCGCGAGCGTCTCGTGGGGGCCAGAAGCGCCTATTCCCAATCAATTCTCTGCCCGCAGACGTAAGAGCTGCACTCCTCCTTCAAAACTCCCGCCCGGCTCGCACCATCCAGACTGTTTGGTCAGACGACCGTATTACTTCCGCCTGGCGGCGATATGAGGCTGTCCCCCAGGCACTGAAAGATGAGGCGGCACGTCGCCTGCGTGCCATCCAAGCCGTTGAATGCTTGGTTGCCGAAGGGCACCCGCTGATGGCCGCTCGCGCCCATGTTGCTGCACAGCTGCAGCGCGAGCAGGTGCGCGGGGTAAGCACGGCTAGCATCGGTCGCTGGGCGGCACTGGTGGCCACCGCCGAGAGGCAGCATCGCCTGGCGCTGTTGGTGCCGGCGTACGCCGCCACCAAGGCCAAGGCCGAGATCCATGCGGAGGCGTGGGATCTGTTCAAGGCGGACTATCTGCGCGTCGAGGCTCCGAGCGCGCAAAGCTGCTATGACCGCCTGCAGCGCATCGCCGCCACCAAGGACTGGCCAGCGCTGCCTTGTGCCAAGACCTTTATCCGACGTGTTGAGGCGGAGCTGCCCCGCGCCGTCCTGGTACTGGCCCGCGAGGGCCAGGAGCGATTCAACCAAACGTTCCCGGCACAGGAGCGCGACCGCAGCGTGTTCCATGCCCTGGAGGCAGTGAACAGCGACGGCCACAAGTTCGACGTGTTTGCACGTTGGCCCGACGGCACGGTTGCGCGCCCCATCATGGTGGGCGTCCAGGATCTCTACAGCGGCAAGCTGCTGGGCTACCGCATCGCCGAAACCGAATCGTCGGACCTTGCACGTTTCGCGTTCCGTGACGTGATCGAGCGCTATGGCATTCCCGGCAAGGTGTGGCTGGATAACGGTCGAGGCTTCGCGTCCAAGATGCTGACCGGCGGCACTGCGAATCGCTTCCGATTCAAGGTGAAAGAGGATGATCCGACCGGCCTGCTGACGGCAATGGGCTGCGAGATCCATTGGGCGACGCCGTATCACGGCCAGGCCAAGCCCATCGAGCGCGCCTGGCGTGATTTGTGTGACCGCATTGCCAAGCATCCGGCATTCGCTGGTGCCTACACGGGCAACAAGCCCGACGCGAAGCCCGAGAACTACGGCAGCAAGGCCATTCCGCTGGATGAATTCGTGCGCGTCCTCAATGAGGAAGTCGCGGCTCACAACGCCCGCGAGGGGCGGCGTACGCGCACGGCTGCAGGCCGGAGCTTTGATGCCGCCTTTGAGGCCAGCTATGCGCAGGCCACGATCCGCAAGGCATCGCCTGAACAGCTGCGGGAAATGCTCCTGTCCACGGACGTGGTTACCTGTGACCGCCGCGATAGCAGCGTTCGCCTGTCTGGCAATCGCTACTGGAGCGACGCAATAGCCCCGTTCGCAGGCCAGAAGGTGATGCTTCGCTTTGATCCCGAGCATCTGCACCAGGCTGTGCACGCGTACACCCTGGCCAACGTCTACATCGGCCAGCTGGACTGCATCGCCGCCGTTGGCTTCGCCGATACCGGCGCCGCCCGTGAGCACGCCAGGGCGAAAAAGCAATACCGCCAGGCAGCGCGAAAGCAGCTGGATGCGGAACGCCGGATGGACGCTGCAAGCGTCGTCAACCAGTTGCCATCGCCGATGCCCGAATCCCTGCCGCCTGCAGGCGTGATCGCACCGCTGTTTGGTCGCCGCCAGTCGCCCCGTCTGCAGGAAACCGAGCCCGCCGAGCGGCTGCGTACCGGCACCGACGACAACCAAAGCGCTTTCGTATCGCTGATGGACCGTATGCAGGCTCAGCAGCGCAGGAACAGCCTCTGGACCACGCCTGATGGGGAGGACTGATGCAGACCAACGCCGCAACAGGCTATCAGCGCCGGCAGGCCTACCTCCTACGCATCCGGAATGAAGGTTCGCACCCACTTCGCCATCAGGCACAGGCCCGATACCGATCTGGCGTAGACACCCGGACCAACCCCAAGGCGACAACAGCAGGCGGCGGCATCACCCGTCGCAGATCGAAGCTCGCCGCCTTCAAACGTCCGCCCCTTCCACCCGTTGCACCGCTGCATCCGCACCTTTCCAAGGAATCCAACACGATGAATCTGGCCGTCACCGCGAACACCCCCGAAGAATTGTCACCGGAGCAGCTCGCCGACCTGCGCGAGCGCCTTCGCATCACCTTGGAGGAAGATAAGAACCTGAGCCAGGCGCGCCTGGCCAAGGAATCGGACATCAGCAGCGCCACGCTTTCACAGTTCCTGGGCGGCACCTACGATGGCAACCAGCAGAACGTTGCCCGCAAGCTGGCCGGCTGGCTCAATGTCCGCGATGAGCGCATCAGCAATGGGAAGCTGCCCGAAGGCCCTGAGTTTGTCAGCACTCCGACCAGCGAGAAGCTGCGGGCAGTACTGCAGTACGCACATATGGCTGGCGACATCGCAGTGATCGCTGGCGGCGCAGGCCTTGGCAAGACCGTCACGAACAAGCGCTATGCAGCCGTGAGCCCCAATGTCTGGCACGTCGAGCTGACCCCTGCCACAGGCGGCGTGCTTACCTGCCTGCAGGAAATCGCAGCCGTGATGGGGCTGCGCGACCTGGTCAACACCGCCGCCTACATTCAGCGGTCCATCTTCCAGAAGGTGCGCAACACCAGTGGCCTGCTGATCCTGGACGAAGCCCAGCACCTGACTGTGCAGGCGCTGGACATGGTCCGTGCCATCAACGATCAGACCAGTATTGGCTTGGTGCTGTGTGGAAACGACCGCGTCATAACGCAGATGACGGGCGGCAACCGCGCGCCGTTCCTCGACCGCCTATATAGCCGCGTCGGTAAGCGCCTGGTCATTCACAAAGTGGTCAAGGGTGACGCCGACGCGATCATTGATGCCTGGAACATCGCCGACGCCGGCTGCCGCGATCAGATCCGCCAGATTGCCGACCTTCCCGGCGCGCTCCGCGTCCTGAACAAAGTGCTCCGCCTCGCCTCGATCTACTCCCAGGCGAAGAACCAGCGGATCTGCTGCGAGTCCATCCGCTACGCCGCCAAAGAACTGGGTGTGATGGTGTGAGTACGTCCATTTCCCACCTCACGGCCGACCTGATATCGGCCGTGGGCGGCATCGCCAAGCTGGCATCCCCCGATGCACTGCCGGCGCGCTGCCTGATCGTACAGCGCTGCTACGCGCTGGCTACCCCGTTTGATTCTCTGACCGTCGGCCAATTGCTGCAGTGGAGTAATGAGGCCATCGCAAACGCCGTTCAAACGACCCATGCAGACAACCAGGAGCGTCTCCCATGAACACCGCCAACAAGATTCACGCCACCATCCAGCAACAGCTGGTCACTGCCCAGGACGCGCTGGCCGCCCTTCAGGCAAGGGGCCTGACGGCCCGCTCGGTCTCCATCAGCGGTGCCCGGCCCGTGATCGTCATCGACCGGCCCTCGGAGGATTGCCTGGTCGGCGCCCAGCACATCCGCGAGCGCCGAGGCGAACTGGTGACCCACACCAAGATGGCCACGCCCTTCCTCGGCTGCCAGGTGGAATGGGATGTCTGTCAGTCCACAGTATCCGGCGCGCGGCACTGAGGCCAGGCCATGGACAACACCCCGCCACTGTCTGAAGACGATGACGATGAACTACCGCCCTGGCTGGGGCAGCGCTATCGCGATCTGTTGTGGGAACGCTTTGCCCATGAATCGGGCGCACTGGAATAGCAGCAGAGTTTGTCTACCCCTACACGATGGAGAACAGTTCCATGTCCACCCCCGTCATTCCCGCTGGCTATCGGCAAGACGCCAAGGGCCACCTGATTCCCGAGCAGCACATCAAGCCCATCGACACCCTGCGCGATGAGCTGGTGCAGGAGCTGGCACGTGCTGCCCTGGAGCTGCACCAGCAGATCCGGCAGTACAAGCGGCACGCCTTTGACAGCATCGCCGCCTTTGTTGACCTCAGCGCCAACCAGTACAGGGTGCATGTGGGCGGCAAGAAGGGCAACGTGACCCTGCTGGCCTTCAACGGCCGCTACAAGGTCATCCGCCAGTACCAGGAGTCCATCCGCTTTGACGAACGGCTGCTGGCGGCCAAGACCCTGATCGATCAATGCCTGGCCGAATGGACCGAAGGGGCCAGCCCGGAGATCCACACGATCATCAATGACGCCTTCCGCGTAGATAAGCAGGGCAACATTCCGACCGGCCAGGTGTTGCAGCTGCGCCGCCTGCAGATCGACGACCCGCGCTGGCAGCAGGCGATGCTGGCCATTGGTGAGGCAGTACAGGTGGTGGGCAGCAAGTCTTACGTGCGCATCTACGAGCGCGACGCGGATGGCGCCTACCAGCCCATCACCCTGGACATGTCGGCGGTGACCCTGTGAGCGCACACCTTACCCCGGAACTGATCGCACTGGCCGTGGAAGTGGCCGATGCCACCGTGCGCTCTGACATTGAGTTGTTTGCCCTTCCGCAGACCATCGAAGGGGTCGTGTTCTATGACCTGACGCGGACCATTGATGCACGCTCGCAGGAGGCGATGGGCTACATCCAGCGCGCCGTGGCGTACATCCAGGCGCGCGGTGATGTGTTTGCCTGGCGAATGCTGCCCCACATCGATTGCTCCACGCTTGTGCTCTTCGTGGATAAGAACCCCGATAGCGAACAGGTGATTCCATGAAGGCTTACTGCTGGGCTAGCGGCCTGATTGAGTTTGGGGTCGCGCTGCCGATGGGTGCAATTCTCATTGCTGAGGGCGGAGAGCAGCAGCTGCGTAGGGTGATGGATGTCTGCGCGCGTCACGGTAAAGGCATCACTGAAGGAAAGCTGCTGGTACCCGGCGTGCCCGAGGCGACCACCCAACAAGCGAAGGGCGATGCTCTTGGCCATTGGCTCACCTGGTGCCGCCAGAATCCTGGCCGTCTCCGCTGGAACCACCTGAAGGCGGAGGGCTGACACATGACGCGTGAACAAGCCTTGCGCAAGATCCAGGCCTGCCTGCGCCTGGCGGGTTCCAGCAATGCGACCGAAGCGGCCACGGCTCTGCGCCAAGCGCGCGCTTTGATGGATCGCTATGGCCTGACTGAGCAGGACGCAGAAGCCAGCGAAATTGGCGACATTGAAGCGGCTACCGGCTTCCGGGGTGGCGATCTGCCGCAATCGCTGATCGCCCTTGCGGCGTTGGTCGCCGATGGCTACCGCTGCCGCGTCATCGGCCATCGTCAACATGGTCCTGCCTTGTGCGGGGAGCAACTCCGCTGGCGTGGACGCACGACGTTGCGCTTCTTCGGGGCCGGCGCCGATCCGCAGATTGCGGCCTATGCTTTCACCGTGCTGCGCCGCCAGCTGCAACAGGACAAGGCCAAGCACGTCACCCGTGTACGCAAGCAGATCAACCGCCAACAGCGTGCAGAGGCGTTCGCCATGGGCTGGGTGGCAGCCATCTCTCGCCTCTTCCCACGAGCCGAGCTGCCCGAAGGCCGCGCCCCTGCCATCGATGCAGCCGTGAATCAACGCTACGGCGACCTGGAGACCAGCACCGGCAAACAGATCAAGGGCGGACGAACCAAGGCCGATGACTTTGACCGTGGCTACACCGCTGGCAAAGGGGCGCACCTGCGTCACGGCCTGGACGATGGCCAGGGGAAGCTGGAGCACATGCCGTGTCCATGAGCCCTATCGAACGTCGCCAGATCGCCAAGATCAAGATTGGGCAGAAGGCACTGCAGCTGGACGATGGCACCTACCGCGCCCTGCTGCTGCGCGTGACCGGTGTTACCTCCTGCGCAGCCATGTCTGCCGATCAGCGACGGGCGGTGTTGCGCGAGATGAAGCGCCTAGGCTTCCAGCCCACAGCCAGCACTGCCCACGCAGGCAGGCCGGCCAAGACCGATCAGGTGCCGCTGCTGAACAAGATCGAGGCGCTGCTGGCCGATGCAGGCCGCCCTTGGGAATACGCCCGCGCCACCGCCAAGCACATGTTCAAGGTCGAGCGCCTGGAGTGGCTTAGCCATAGTCAGCTGCACAGGCTGGTGGCGGCCCTGCAGTTCGATGCCAACAGGAGGAAGTGATGTCCGATGACAATATCGTCCAGGCATTTCCCCAGCGGGGACAACTGCCAGAGAACCCGGTCGAGCTGGTCGAAGACCGCTGGCGGCACTGCCAGCATGCATCCATCCGAATCATCAAGGATGATCGCCAGGTAGTGTGCCGGGAATGTGGCGCGACGCTCGACCCTTTTGACTACCTGGTCAACGAGGCCCATGCCATCACGCGTGGATGGCAGGAGCATCGCCAGGTGATGGCAGAGTGCGCGCAACGGCGGGAAGATATCGCCAGGCTGGAGAAGGAAAAGAGGCGACTGCAGGCGCAGGTTCGCACGCTGAAGAAGCGGGCCGATGAGGTCACGCTGGACGTGCGGAGGCCATTGTAGTGCGCGCGACCTGCCCTGATTGCGGCACCCAGGCCCACCTGTCGGCCTTCTTCGTCGAGGACGATGGCAAGCGGCTGGCGGCACTGCTGGCGGACATGCAACCCGACCTTGGACGCGCGGCACTGGGTTACCTGGGGCTGTTCAAGCCGGTGAAGACCGCGCTGCGCCTGGCGCGTGCAGTCAAGTTGCTGCAGGAGCTGTCGGCCTTGGTCGCCACCGGGACGGTCTGCCGCGATGAGCGCAATGGCGTGCGCCGTCCGGCGACATCCGCCCAGTGGGCAGTCGGAATCGAGCAGATGCTGGCGCAGCGCGCATCCTTGAGCCTGCCGCTGGACAGTCACAATTATTTGCGCGCTGTGGTGTTCGGCCTGGCCGACAAGGCTGATGCGGCGGCCGAGCGGCAGCGTGAAGCGAATGCGCGCACCGGTCGCCACCTGGCGTCAGCGCCTTCCGACACCGCTTCACAGCAGGAACGAAAGCTGGAAGACGCGCTGTACTACATCCAGCAGCAGCGCGGCTATGGCGCCATCACCGCCGAGCAGGCCGAGCAGCAGCGCGAGGAAGCCCACCAGAAGTATCGAGGTGACTCATGAACGACCTGTTTGGAGAGGATCACGACCTTGATCCGGACAAGGCCTTAGCAGCGCTAGGACTTCCCCGTTCCTATCGTTGGCAGGGCACGCTGTTGGACATGCTATGTGCCGTACGTCTGGCCATGCGACAGCAGCGTGTGGATGAGGCGGTGATCAACCGCTCCGCCGAAGCCATCGTGATGCAGTTGTGCGAAACCGTGGGCGGGCAAATCACCTATCTGCCGCGTGGTGCGGCCATTCAGCGCGCCCTTCGTGACGCCCGCATCTATGCGGATTCGCAACGCGGCGCCATGCCCCATGAACTGGCCACACGCTATCGCATGTCGATCCAGAACATCTATGACATCATCGCTCGCCAACGGGCACAGGCCCGGCGAGCCGAACCAGACTTGTTCGGGTTCGATGATCCGTGAACGCCCATCCTTGCTCAAACTCTTTGAACCCCGCTTCGGCGGGGTTTTTTCTTACGGATAGCTGAAACGCACTTCCGCCCTCGCCCGCGCAAGCTGTGCAGGCAGGGCAACGGTAGTGGAACGTTGAAGCGCGCCGCGCCCCCCTGCCCACTGCCGGTGGCGAACCTGTTCGCTGCCGGCTCCCTTGCAGGAGCCGCGCATGTCATCGTTGAAATCTGCTTTGTCCCGCACCTTGGACCGAATCGGTTACGTGTGGTTGTGGGTGGCCATCAGCCTGGTGCTGCTGGCCTTTGTAGTACCGCTCAATCCGGCCAAGGCCGGGGCCTATCTGTGGGCGGTCAGCAAGATCGCCGCAGGTGGTGCACTGGGGTATGGTTTTGACTGGGCCTACTTCCGTGGTGGTGATCCAGCCGGGCTTGAAGGGATTGAACGCTCGATGGCGCAGGCGCGGCGGGCCACGATTGTGGCAGCGGCGATCATCGGCGTAGGGCTGATCGGATGAGTCTGCGCCTCCACCGCTGGGGCGCTGTAATCGCCATGGTGCTGGCACTGGCTGGCCCTTCGGCCTGGGCCAGTGGCCGCATTGTGATTCCCGAAGCCTCGGCCCTGCACCGTCACCGGGTCGAACAGGTGGTCGCCGATGTATGGGGCGTCAACGGCTCTCCTGCACGGTTGGCCGCACAGTTGCACCAGGAGAGCGGTTGGCGGATCAAGGCGCGCTCACCGGTCGGCGCTCAAGGCATCGCCCAGTTCATGCCCGATACTGCTCGCTGGATGGCACAGCGCTTTGCCGCCCAGCTCGGCCAGTTCGACCCGTGGGACCCTGTGCAGGCCATCCATGCCGCCGCGCTGTATGACCAATGGCTGCTGGAACGCGTGCAGCCCATCGGCTGGACATCTTTGAGCGACTGCAGTCGCTGGGCCTTTGCCCTGCGCGGGTACAACGGTGGTGAGGGATGGTTACTGCGCGAACGTGGCCTGACCATCGCTGGGCGTGCCGATGCCAATGATTGGCGCCAGGTCGAGCGCTTCCGCGCCCGTGGTCCCGGCCCGCACGCTGAAAACATCGCCTACCCGCGCCGCATCCTGCTGACACTGGAGCCTGCCTACATCGCAGCTGGCTGGCCGGGTACGGCGGTGTGCCGATGAAGATTACCGCCCACCTGCTGCTGTGGCTGGTCATCGCTGTGGCGGCCTTCGCTGGCGGCTGCTACTGGCAGGACGGACAGAATGCCCGTAGCGAGAATCGTCAGCTGCGCGACAACGTGCAACAGCTGTCTCAAACCGCCGATGCCCTGCGTAAAAGCGCCGTTCAAAGCGCCCTGAACTATGACGCAGCCATCCGTCGCCTGGATGAGGTGGCGCGCGCCCGAGAGGAAGACCGTGAACACATCCGACAATGGGCCGCCGACCAGCAGCAGGCGCGGCAGGCGCTGGCCCGAGATCAGCCTGAGTTGGGCCAGCGTGCTGGTGCTGGCGTCCTGCAGCACTGGAACCGTAGTAACGCCGGTCCAGACGCTGCCGGTTCCGCCCCCGCCGATGCTGCCGGCGAGCCTGGTGCAACCGTGCCCGGTACTTCCGGCGGCGCCCAGCGACGAATGGATCGTGCTGATCGCCAATCACGACCAAGTCACCGCGCAGTATCACGATTGCCGCAACCGCATGGCGCGCTTGATCCAGGCTACGCAACAGTGGCAGGCCACCGCCTGGCAGTGGTACTGCGCAGCCGTGCGCGAAGCGGGTCTGACGGTGGAGCGCTGCCCGTATGAGCGGCCAACGATCCACGACCCCAGCTATTCCAGTGCGCGACCTGATCAAGCTGCGCGATGAATACCGAGCGATGTCCGCGCGCATGGTGGTGGCTGAGCGCAGCAGCCGTGATCCCAATGCGGTGGATCGCCTGCGTGCCCAGGCCCGTGCCTTCAACGGCTGTATCGCCGACCTCACTGACCTGATCGAAGGAAGGAAACACCCCAGTGATCGACGCTGCTGACCGCGCCGCTGCCGACGAAGCCCGTGCATGGGAGCTGTTTCAACATAGTCGCCCCCCGCTGGATTCCGTGGCGCCCGCCCACCTGGACTGTGTGGACTGTGGCGAGCCGATTCCGCCGCAGCGGCTGCAGGCCATGCCGCGTACGCGCCGCTGCCAGCCCTGTGCCAGCGAGGTCGAACGCCAATGAACGGACCTTCGATCAATGACATGGTCATCGGTGGATTGATTCTGCTGCTCGCCATTGGGCTGGCCAATCTGCTGATCGGCGTACTGCTGTGGTGGCGTCACGTCGGCCTGGTCACCCGCGTGACCCGGCTGGAGGTGTACCGCGAGTCGGCCCTGACCCACACCGATGTCCGTCAGGTTTACGAGCGTCTGTCCTCGATAGAGGGGCAGATGGAAGCCACCAACAGCCTGCTGAAGACCGTCCAAAAACATCTCCTGGAGAACGAGTGATGAACATTCCCTTTGCCCAGCGCCTGCGCGAGGATCGTCGCCTGGTGCTGCTGCGCTTGCTGCAGGAACAACCAGGGTATCGGACCAATACCTCCATCCTGCATGCCGGCCTGCATCACCTGGGTGTGGCCAGCAGCCGTGATGACGTGCGCACCGACCTGGCCTGGTTGCAGGAACAGGGGCTGGTTGCGCTGTCAGAAGCGGTGCCTGGCGTGCTGGTGGCCACCCTGACCGCGCGCGGGTCCGATGTGGTCAGCGGCCAGACCCTGGTTCCGGGTGTCAGCCGCCCCAGCCCGAAGTGATGCCATGACCAAGCGCCGCGCTAAATCCAGCATCAGCCGGCTGCCGCCCGAACAGCGCGCCTGCGTGGAGCGAATGCTGCGCGAGGATCGGCTGACGCTGGATGAAATGATTGCCCAGCTGCAGCAGCAGTTTCCTGGGGAACCGGCGGCCGAGGTCTCGCGCTCGGCCCTGCATCGCTACGAGCGCGGCTTTGCCGAGCTGACCGCGCGCATGCGCGAGATCCAGACCGTCTCCGATGCGGTGATCGGCGAGCTCGGCGAAGGCGTGGGTGAGAAGGCCGGCGCGCTGTTGGCCCAAGCCATCACTACGCTGGCCACCAACGCTGCCCTGCAGGCCCATGGCAACGATGAAATCACCATTGATGAGATTCGCAAGCTGGCCCGTGCAGCCAAGGATGCGATGGATACCCAGCGGGTGGGCGTCAACCTGCGCAAGACCATTGCCGAGGAGGCGCGCCAAGCCTTGCTGCGCGAGCAGTCCGAGCGACTGGACAAGGTGGTCAAGACAGAGGGCCTGTCTGAGCAGACTGCCGCCGATATGCGCAAGAAGATTCTGGGGATTGGCTGATGGTCATCGCCAAAGCCACGCGCGCCCGCACGGCTCCCGCCAAGACCGCCTTGGCCCAGGCCATGTCAGGCGTCGAAGAAAGCAGAAGCGATCTGCTGGAGCAGGAGCTGCCGGCAACATTGGCTAACCAGGTCAACAGCGCCATCGACGCGGTCCTGCTCAAGTACCAGCAGGACTGGGTCGCCGACGACAGTGACCTCAAGATTGCCGAGAAGAGCCGCCGCATTGGCCTGACCTGGGCGGAAGCTTCGGACAACGCGCTGGTCGCGGCCAAATCGCGCCAGGCCGGCGGCATGAATGTGTACTACATCGGCTACAACATGGACATGGCCATCGAGTACATCGAGGCCTGCGCCATGTGGGCACGCGTGTTCAACGAGGCGGCCAGCGAGATCGAGGAAGGCGAGGAAGTCTTCAAGGAAGGCAACGACGAAAAGGCGATCAAGACCTATACGATCCGCTTTGCCTCCGGCTTCCGCATCGTCGCCCTCAGTTCGCGCCCGGCCAACCTGCGCGGCAAGCAGGGCGTGGTGGTCATCGATGAGGCGGCCTTCCACGGCCAGCTCGATGAATTGCTCAAGGCGGCGCTGGCGCTGCTGATCTGGGGCGGCAAGGTGCGAGTGATCAGCACCCACGACGGCGATCAGAACCCGTTCAACGAGCTGATCACCGAGGTGCGTGCCGGCAAACGCAAGGGTAGCATCCATCGCATCACCTTCGCCGATGCCGTAGCCCAAGGCCTGTACGGCCGAGTCTGCATGCGCAAGGGCCAGGCCTGGGACATCGACAGCCAGGCGACGTGGGTGGCCAACGTCTACGCCTTCTACGGGGATGCGGCCGAGGAAGAGCTGGATGTGGTGCCCTCACAAGGGTCCGGGGCCTGGTTGACCACGGCGCTGATCGAGGCGCGCATGACCGCCGCGCCCGTTCTGCGTTACAGCTGCCCCGCTGGGTTTGAGCAACGCTCGGATGAGGACCGCTTTGCCGTCATCCAGGAGTGGCTGGATCTGGAAGTATTGCCGCTGCTGGAAGCGTTGGACCCGGAGCTGGACAGCTACTTCGGCCAGGACTTCGGTCGCAGTGGCGATCTGACCGTCCAGGTACCGGCGCAAATCGATCAGCAGCTGCGCCGCCGGGTGCCCTTCATCCTGGAGCTGCGCAACATGCCGCATCGGCAGCAGGAGCAGATCGGCAAGTTCGTGCTGCATCGGCTTCCCCGGTTCCGCAAGGCGGCTATCGACGCTCGCGGCAACGGTCACGCGGTGTCCGAGTTTCTGGCCCAGGAGTTTGGTTACAACCGCGTGGAGCTGGTGATGCTCACCGAAGGTTGGTACCGCGAGCAAATGCCGCCGGTTAAAGCCGCCTTTGAAGACGACACCATGGCCGTTCCGCGCGACCGCGACATCCTGGCCGACCTGCGCGCGATCAAGGTGATCAAGGGTGTTGCCCGCATCCCCGACCGCAAGACCACCGGCAAGGACGGTGGTCAGCGCCATGGCGACGCCGGCATTGCCATCGCCCTGATGCACTACGCCAGCCGTCAGGACGTTGAAATCATTGACTACCACCGCGTCAAACCTCGCGACGACAGCCATCCGCGCAGCGTGCGGCGCGGTGGCGGCTGGCGTAGCGTGAAAGGACTGTAACCATGACCACCTCCCGCCTGCTGGATCAGTACGGCCGTCCGATCCAGTACGACGCGCTGACCGAGGAACTGGCCGCGCCCCGGTTGGCCAGCATCCGCTCGATCTGGCATCCCTCCGTAGCCAACCATCTCACCCCGGGTCGCCTGGCCGGGGTACTGCAGGCGGCTGCCGATGGCGATGCCCGCGACTACCTGACCTTGGCCGAGGAAATGGAAGAGCGCGATCTGCACTACGCTTCGGTGCTGGCCACGCGCAAGCTGGCAGTGGCCGGACTGGATGTGCGGGTGGAAGCGGCCAGTGATGACGCCGCCGATGTTCGTCACGCCGACGCCGTGCGCGAGCTGGTGCAGGCGCCGGAATTCGGCGAACTGCTGGCGCACCTGGTCGATGCCCTGGGCAAGGGCTACGCGGTCGGGGAAATTCTCTGGGATCGCAGCGGAAAGACCTGGCAGCCAGATCACTACGCCGAGCGCGACCCGCGCCATTTCCGCTTTGACCGCGAAACCGGGCGCGAGCTGCGGCTGCTCGATGCCAGCGATCTGGTCAACGGCATTCCCTTGGCGCCGTACAAGTTCATCGTGCACACCCCGAAGATCCGCAGCGGCCTGCCGATCCGAGGCGGCCTGGCGCGCTTGGCGGCGGTGGCCTACATGTGCAAGGCATGGACCTGGCGCGACTGGATGGCCTTTGCCGACGTGTTCGGTCTGCCGATGCGCGTAGGCAAATACGGCCCCGGTACCAAGCCGGAGGACATCGACAAGCTGATCGCAGCAGTGGCCAACCTGGGCAACGATGCGGCAGCGGTTATGCCCGACTCCATGCGCATCGACTTCCAGCAGGCGGTGCAGACCGCCGGCTCAGGCGATTTCTTCAAGGGTCTGGCCGAGTGGTGGGATCGGCAGATCAGCAAGGCCGTCATCGGCCAGACCATGACCGCTGATGATGGCGCCAGCCTGGCTCAGGCGCAGGTGCATCAGCTGGTGCGCCTGGACCTGCTCACCGCCGACGCCAAGGCCCTGTCCAACACCCTGCAGCGCCAGCTGGTGCGTCCATTCATCGACCTCAACTACGGTCCGGGGCGCTATCCGACGCTGTCGTTGATCGTTCCCAAGCCGGAGAACACCCAGCTCCTGATCGACGGCCTCACCAAGCTGGTCCCGCTGGGGCTGCAGGTCGAGCAGAGCGTGGTGCGCGACAAGTTGGGGCTGCCCGATCCGGACAAAGGCGCCGTGCTACTGCAAGCGCCGGCCGCCGCTCCTGCGCTAAACCATCAGCGCGCCCTCAATGCCGAGGATGCCGCCGCGCCCGATCGCGTGTCAGCCATCGCCACCCAGCTGGATCGCCAGCTCGGCGCCAGCACCGATGCCTGGCTGGACCAGGTCCGCCAGCTGGTCCAAGAGGCCGACAGCCTGGATGCGGTCCGTGACGGTCTGATGGCGCTGCAATCAGAGCTGGACCTGGACGCCTTCGCCACGGGCATGCGCGATGCGCTGGATGCGGCCCAGGCCGCTGGCCGCTTTGATCTGCTGCAGGAGGCTGGCCTTGGCTGACGCGCGCGGCATCAGTGTGCCCTTCCGGGAGCAGGCCGAATTCTGGCGGCGTAAGGTCAATGTGCCCACCGCCAGCTGGCGCGACCTCCAGCGCGGCGACCACGCGCATGGGTTCATGGTGGCCGGGGCCGCCCGCCTGGATCTGCTGGACGATCTGCGTAAGGCGGTCGATAAGGCAATCCTGGACGGCGGGACGATTGCCGACTTCCGCCGCGACTTCGACGCCATCGTGGCCCGCACCGGCTGGCAGTACCAGGGCGGGCGCAATTGGCGCACCCGCGTCATCTACACCACCAACGTGCGCAGCGCCTATATGGCTGGCCGCTGGGCGCAGATCCAGGCAATCAAGCAGCGCCGCCCGTTCCTGCAGTACGTCCACAATGACTCGGTGCGCCACCCGCGCCCAGAGCACCAGTCCTGGAATGGCAAGGTGCTATCCGTCGATGACCCGTGGTGGTCTACCCATTTCCCGCCCAACGGCTATGGCTGTCAGTGCACGGTAACCACCTTGGCCCAACGCGATCTGGACAAGATGGGTATGGAAGGGCCGGATATCGCCCCTACGGCCACTGACGATACTGACGGCCTTGATCCGGGGTTTGATTACAACATCGGCATCGCGGCCAGCTCGGTGCCGGCGGCGCTGCGCTTCGGGCAGAAGGTCATGCAACTGCCGCCGCCTTGGCGTACTCAGGCCCTGGGCGATGCCCAGCGCCGCGCCGCCGACACCTTTTCCGACTGGGCCATCGTCCTGCGCCAAGCCCTGTCCGACCCAGCCACGACGCCGTTGCAGCGACCGGTTGGATTCCTCCGCCCAGTGGTGGTCCAAGCGCTTACCGATCTTCCCGCCAGCGCTGTCCTGCTGGCCGACGATGGGGTGCTGCGTGCCACAGCGCCGGACCTGTTGGAAGCATTGCCGGCCTGGCTGGCTGACCCGGACACGCAGGTGTGGCAAGACCCACCGGACTCGGCATTGATCTTCGTACGCCGACTGGCCAAGGGCAGCCTGGTCCGGATGCGCTTTGCCAACTCGGCCCAGGGTTACCAGCTGCAAGGGGCTGAACAGATCGATGCCGCGACCTTGCGCCGCGCCGGCTATGTCCTGCTCGACGGGGAATCCTGATGGCCGGGGCCCGGCTGGATATTGTGGTGGACGAAGGGCAGCTGGGCCGCCAGCTGCAGCAGCTGATCGACCGTGCCGGTGATCTGCGTGACGCCCTGGGGGAAATCGGCGAGATCGTCACCGCCAGCACCCAGGCTCGCTTCGGTCAGGGCGTAGACCCCAGCGGCAGCCCCTGGGCACCGCTGGCGGCCAGCACCCTGGCGCAGAAGAAGGGGCCCGGCACCTTGCGCGAATCCCTGCACCTGCAGGGCAGCATCCGCTACCAGGTCGAGGGCGAGGCCGTGCGCATCGGCACCGATGTGCCCTACGCAGCCGCCCACCAGTTCGGGACGCCGGCCCGGGTGATCCGCCCCCGCAATGGCAAGGCGCTGGCGTGGCCCGGGGCGGCCCATCCCGTCAAGCAGGTCAACCATCCCGGCCTGCCTGCTCGCCCGTTCCTGGGCCTGTCCACCGAGGATGAGGACGACATCCTGGCCATGCTGGCCGACTACCTGGCCGGCGGTTGACGGGCCTGCCGCTGAAACGGCCCGTACGGCCCTCTGTGGCCCTGGGGCGCGGTCACCGTCCGACACGACACCCGCCCGGCGCGTGCGCGGCGATTTAAAGGGCTTTTAAACGCGCTCTGGCAGCGCATGCTGTGCCCATCCACTGCCGGACTACCGAAATGCACATAAGTGACCCGGCCTCACCCCTATGAACATGGCGCAGCACCTTCACTTCCATCTTCTGTATGACGGCCCGGCGCTGAGGCAAAAGTGGTCGGCCACACGGATGCTGCTGCCAGCGCTGCTGGCCACCATTGACCTGATCACCCGCACCAATGCGCTGCTCAACGGTCGCCAGGCCACGATCAGCATCGATGTACGTGGACTGCCGAAGCCGGGTGCCTACAGCGTGATGTTGCGGCTGTCCCGGTCCGGGTGGCAGCGGGCTCTTGCGCTGAACAACCATCCTGCCGGCGCGGATCTAGACGCGATGATTGGCCTGTTGGGGATCGGCCGCCGGATGGATATCGGTGTGGCGCAAGCCATGGCCTGGCTGGCCGGACGCAGTGTCTGCCGAATCACCCCTGTAACGGAGGGGATCATGCGCCTGCATGTCCAAACCGAGCACCTGGACATCGGCGAGACAGTCCTGCGGCTACTGCAGGACTATGATGTGCGCTACGCGTTACAAGGCGTCATTGCCGAGCCGCTGAGTCTGGAGGGTATTGCGACTGTGATGGTCATCAATCAAGCAGATGGGCACACTGTGCTGGCTGTTGATCGGCACCATGCCACGAGCTTCCAAGCCCAGCAGCATCTTACAGTGGGCTGAAACTCATATCCGGAGAGCAGCGGCCACCATGGTCGCATGCACCGCATCGCGCTCAACACTGACCTGACCAGCGTCTCCGGCGACACCCCGCCGGAGTGGGTTGAACTGATTCCGGCCGGCCCCAGCGTCGTCGGCCGTGATGGCCGCCGCTGGCTGTTCGATGACGCCGCCGCCAGCAGCGTCGTGGACACGTTCCGGGCCCGCCAGATCGATCTGGCCATCGACTGGAATCACTCCCTGCAGCTGGCCGCCCCCACTGGTGGCCCGTCGCCAGCGGCCGCCTGGATTCACGAACTGCAGCCGCGCGATGGCGCCCTGTGGGGCCGGGTGACCTGGACACCGCGTGGCGCTGAGGATTGGGCTGACCGCGCCTATCGCTATCTGTCCCCCGTGTTCGACTACGAGCCCAACAACGGTCGCATTTCCGCGCTGGTCTCGGCAGCACTCACCAACACCCCACACCTGCACCTGCAGGCGCTCAACTCACAGGAGTCCTCCACCATGACCCGATCCACCGCCCTGACGGCGGCGATCACCGGTGCGCTCGGCCTGAACGCTGAAGCCTCCGATGATGCCATCGCTGCCGCCGTCACCCAACTGCAGGCCACGGCGCTGAACAGCCAGCAGCCGTCGCTGGACCGCTTCGTCCCGCGTGCCGATCACGATGCCGTCGTGGCCCGCGCCACCAACGCCGAGCAGAAGCTGAGCACCTTCCAGAGGGAACAGCACGATGCGACCGTTGCCCTGGAGATCGATGCCGCCCTGAAGGCCGGCAAGATCACTCCGCCCACGGTGGAGTACCACCGCGCCAGCTGCAGCGATGCTAGTGGCCTACAGCGTTTCCGTGACTTCGTCAGCGCTGCCCCGGTCGTGGCTGGTGATGCCGGCGCACCGGCCACCCCAGGCAGCGGCAAGGCCACCGCCCTCAACGCTGCCGAAAGCTACGTCGCCCAAGCCCTGGGCATCCCCGCCGACCAGTTCAAGAAGGATTCCCGCTGATGGGCAAGATCATCACTCCGCCGCTGATCAGTGCACTGTTCACCGGCTTCAGTCGCAAGTTCCAGGACGCCCAGGCGGCCACCCCGACCGATTGGCAGAAGATTGCCACTCTGGTGCCGTCCAGCTCCAAGAGCACCACCTATGGCTGGCTGGGTCAGTTCCCGCAGTTCCGCGAATGGGTGGGTGATCGCGCGCTCAAGGACATGGCCGCGCACGGCTACAGTATCGCCAACAAGTCCTTCGAGAGCAGCATTTCGGTGCCGCGCGCCGACATCGAAGATGATGAGATTGGTGTGTATGGCCCGCTGTTTGAAGAGATGGGCCGTGCTTCGTCCGCACACCCGGATGAGCTGGTGTTCTCCCTGCTCAAGGCTGGTGCCAGCACGCTGTGCTATGACGGTCAGAACTTCTTCGACATCGACCATCCCGTCTATGCCAACGCCGACGGTACCGGTACGGCCACCAGCGTCAAAAACTATGACGCCGGCCCCGCTGACAACACCAACCCGACTTGGTACCTGCTCGATGTCAGCCGTGCCCTGAAGCCCCTGATCTTCCAGAAGCGTCGCGACTATGACCTCAAGGCGATGGTCGATGGCCAGGACGAAGCGGTGTTCATGCGCGATGAGTACCGCTATGGCGTGGACGCCCGGGTCAATGTCGGTTTCGGCTTCTGGCAGTTCGCCTATGCCTCGCGCCAGCCGCTGACCAAGGAAAGCTATGCCGCAGCACGCGCGGCAATGAAGGCCTTCAAGGCCGATGGCGGTCGTCCGCTGGGTATCAACCCGCGCCTGCTGGTGGTGCCTTCGGCGCTGGAAGGAGCAGCCCGCAAGATCGTGGTCAAGGATGAAAGCGCCGGCAATGAATGGGCTGGCACGGCCGAAGTGTTGTCGCCGGCCTGGCTGGACTGACCTCACAACCTGCCTGCCACCGGCTTCGGCCGGTGGCTCTTCTTCCAATCACCTGACGACTCTCCATGATCATCATCACTTCCAAGATCGAGGGCTTTCGCAGGGCGGGTGTGGCCCATAGCGCCACACCCACGCCCTATGCCGAGGATCGCTTCACCCCGGATCAGCTGGCTCAGCTGCAGGCCGAGCCGAACCTGGTCGTCCAGTTGCTGCCCAAGAGCGAGGCCATCCCGGCGCCTGGCTCGATGGTGGACCCCGGCGCCGCACCGAAAACGGACCCTGCAGAGCCGACCACCACCGCACCGGCAACCGTGGAACAGGTTGATGCACCGGTTTCGCCGGAAGCCAGCGCCGATTCGATCACCACTGTGCCAGTCGATCAGGAACCGGCAACGGTGGCGCCGGCTGATGCACCCGTCGCGCAGGCGACTAGTACCGATCCGAGCATCACTGCACCTGTCGATCCGGCTCCGGTCATGGCATCGAAGCAGGACGCCAAGGCCGCTCTGAAGGGAAAGGGTAAGTAATGCTGCCGCTGCCGCTCTCCATTGACCTGGTCACGCGTTACGGCGGGAAGGAAATCGCCGATGTGGCCGTGCCCAATACGTTCATGCCGCTGGATGCGACCCAGATGGAGGCGGCAGCGCGTGGTGAGGACCTGTCCAGCTGGCCCGAAGATGAGCGAACGGCGGCCGTCTATGCCCTGGCACGCCTGGACTCAGCCATCGGCCGAGCCAGCACAGAAGCTCAGTTCTATCTGCGCTTCCGTCCGGCCGATGCCCCGGTGCCGCCGTGGTGGCCAGACGACATCCAGGAGCTGGCTCGCTACCACCTGTATGACCGTGCGGGTCGCGAGGACAGCACGGTAAGGCTGCGCTACGAGGATGTGATCAAGCGCCTGAAAGCGCTGATGGATGAGGACGCCCAGCGCGGCAACAACGACGATGGCGCAGGTGGCAGTGCCGTCATCCAGAGCAACCCGCGTATGTTCTCGCGCGGCTCACTGGGAAGGCTGTGATGTTGCAGGCCCTGGAAACCGGCATTGTCCAGCGCCTGGACGCACTGCGGGGGAAGTTGCCTCGCATCGAGCTGCGCAGCTATGGCGGCGAGCTCAGCGATGGCGATCTGCTGGCCGAGGCGCTGCGGGCCGGCCACGCAGTGCTGGTTACCCAGCCCCGAGGGCGCTTCGTGCGCAAGAGCAATCGGCGCTATGCCTTCGACGCTACCGTTCGCCTGGTCATCGCTTCGCGCCAGGCACGCGGCGAGATCGAAACCCGGCACGGCGTCGCCAGCAGTCCTGGCAGCTACGCGCTGTGGGATAGCTGTATGCGCTTGCTGACCGATTGGTCTCCACATAGCGAGGCCGGCCCGCTGCAACCGACGGACTACAACAACCTGATCAACAGCCGCTTCCAGAACGATTTCCTCAGTGTCATCGGCCAGACCTTCACGGTCAGCGGCCACTGGACCGTTCCGGAGGACCCCATCGAGCCGCTGTCGGGTATCGATCTGACCTACTACCTGCAACCGGATGACGGGGTGGCCGATGCCACTGACCGCATCGACTAGGAGAGCCCCATGCCACGCGTCATCGCCGCCCCAGGTCTACGCGTCCCTCGCGAGGACAACCCCCGCACCTACATCGACAGCAAGGCGGTCGATGTACCCGATACCACCTATTACCGCCGCCGCCTGACCAATGGCGAATTGCTGATCGAGCAGGCACAGGGCGCACCCGCTGATTCCAAGGCCGCAGTCCCGGCCAGCAAAGGGAGCAAGGCATGACTATCCAGTTCAATACCATCCCGGCCAGCATTCGCAAGCCGGGCGTCTACATCGAGTTCAACACCTCGCTGGCGGTGCGTACGTTGCCGACCAATGCGCAGCGCCTGTGCCTGATCGTCCCACTGACCGCTACCGGTGAGAGCGCGGCCGAACCGTTGGTCCCGCTGCAGGTGTTCGATGCATCCGGTCTGGATGACCAGTTCGGCCCGGCGGCCAAGGCCATGGCCAGTGCGGCCATTGCCGCCAATCGCTATGTCGATCTGACCCTGATCGGTGTCACGGTGGCCAACAACGCCGAGCCGAACATCCAGCCGGCCCTGGACGTGCTGGCCGGTGCGGATTACGACCTGGTGGTGCCGGCCTGGTTCAGCCAGGCCACACTGACTGCGCTACGCACCCACATCAACACGATCATCGATGCGATCAACCAGAAGGCCTGTATCGGCGTGGCGGCCAGCACCGGCACACTGAGCGCGGCGACCACCTTGGCTGGGCAGCTCAACAGCGGCGCGATCACCCTGGCGCTGCTGCCAGGCTCGGCCAGCACGGCCGCCGAGATCGCCGCAGCCTATGCGGCGGTGATTGCCCGCGAGGAAGACCCGGCCCGGCCGCTGAATACCCTGGCGCTGACCGGCATCGCCGTGCCGCCGATCACCCAGCGGCTGACCCGAGGCGAGCAGGAGACCGCGCTGGCCAACGGCGTCACTCCGCTGGAGGTCGGTCCGGGCGAGATTGTGCAGATTGTGCGTGCCATCAGCACCTACACCAAGAACCCAACCGGGGCGACCGATATTGCCCTGCTGGACCTGACCACGATGCGCACCCTGTACTACGTGCGCCGTGCCTGCCGTGACCGTATCCGCCTGCGCTTCCCACGCGAGAAGCTCCACGCCGGTACCGCCGCCAAGGTGCGCAGCGAGCTGCTGGACGTGCTGAAAAAGTGCGAGGAGCTGGAGATCGTCGAAGAGGTCGATGCCAATGCGCCTGGCTTGATCGTCGAGCGCTCGCTTCAGGACCCGAACCGGCTCAATGCCCAGATCCCCACCGATGTGGTTAACGGCCTGCACGTGTTTGCCGGCCGCATCGACCTGTTGCTCTGACAAGGAATCCTCATGGCTGACAAATACGTGGGCTTGATCGTGCTGGAACTCAACGGCGTCGAGTACGAAATCAAGTCGTTTGAACCCACCACCAAGACCAACCGCAAGGGCGTCAAGACGATGAACCGGCAGGGCCGCGTGCTCGGCCATGCCAAGGGCATCGAAGAGCATGAGCTGCGCTGCACGGTGGCCATCCCCAAGTCCGGCGAGCCGGATTGGAAGGGGCTGATCGACGCCAAGATCACCATCGAGCCACAGGATGGTGGCGGCAAGCGTGAGAGCTACACCGGGGTGTGGCTGATGGAGATGGGCAGCAAGTTTGGCACCGATGACGAAGCCACCCGCGATCTGACCCTGGGAGCGCTGAACCACTATGTCGAATGACGCCATCACGAAATGGGAGGGGCTGACGGTCAGCGGCACCTTGCCGGTCGGCGTGTACTACGCCGGCCAGCGCCATCGCGATTTCATCCTGCGGGTAGGGCTGGCCGGGGATGTGATCGAAGCGCTGGAGAGCCAGCCCACTGCCTCCACCGCGCGCATCGCCCTGGACCTGTACCGGCGCCAGCTGCTCAAGCTCGGTGACATCCCGGCCGAGGCGCTTACCTTGGAGCTGCTCAAGGCAGAGCTGGCCGAGATCGACCAGTCCGAACTGGAAAGGGCCAGCGCTGAACTCACAAAAAAGCTGCAGCCGGCGAGCGAGAGCTCGCCCACTGGCGACGTGTCGAGCACGTCCTCGTCCGGCACGGCTACCGCCTGAACGAGATCCGCCGCATGACACAGGCCGAGATCATCGCGCGCCTGGCACTGTTCCAGACCGCGTCCTCCGCCAGAACCGGCACCCGCTACGTCAGCACCGGCAGCGCCCGCCGCCCCCTTAAAGGTCATCCGCTCCCATGACGGACATGTTGGTCAACCTGGTCATCCGCGGCGACGGCAAAGGCGGTCGCCGCGCTGCGAAGGAGGCGCAGATCGGCCTGCGTGATATGGGCAAGACGGCCCAGACCACCGGCGATCAGATAAAGCGCTCGGCTGGCGAGCAGGCCAAGGCAATCCGCACCAGCATCACCCAAAGTGCGGCCTCCATGCAGGTGCTGAAGAAGGCTGGCACAGCTGCCGGAGAGGCCATCAAACGCGGCATGGCCGAGGGTGTGCGCGAGCAGCGGCGTGTCGGTGATAAAGCCGACCGCCTGGGTGAGCGCATCAAGCGTGCGCTGCGCAGTGTCGGTGACCAGGGCGGACTGTTCCGCATTATGGGACGTGCGGCCGTTTCGGAGATCAACCGGGTCAAATCCGCCTTGGGCTCGATGCAGGGCAAGTTGGCCAGCCTGGGCGTTGGCTTCGCCGTTGGCCGTGAAATCGCCGCGAGCGCGCAGTTGGACCGCCGCCTGCTGCGTACGCGCCAGACCGCTGGCATGACCCGCGCGCAGCAGGATGAACTGCGCCAGACGTTTTGGACCATGGGCCGTCAGAACGGCAATCCCCTGGAGTCGTTGACCACCGGCTTTGACACGCTGGTGGCCTCGGGGCTGTCCTTTGATGCGTCCAAAGAGGCCATTGGTGCCATCGACATTGGCACCACCATTACCGGTGCTGATTCCGGCGTGCTGGCCAAGGGCCTGCTGACCGGTGCCAATGCCTATGGCTTTGACCTGGCCCAAGCCGGCCAGGCACTGTCCATGCTGGAGAAGATGATCGTCGCCGGGCGCGCCGGCAATGCCGAGCTGGAGAACCTGGCCGACATCTTCGCGCGCGTGGGTCCGGCTGCCCAGCGCGGCGGCATGGGCTTTGATCAATCGCTAGCGATGGTGGAAACCCTGTCCAAGCTAGAGGCCCAGCCTGAGCGCCTGGCCACTCTGGCCGAATCCACCACTCGACTGTTCACCAATCGCAACTACATGGTCGAGGCGGCCAAGAGCACAGGCGTGCGCTTCTTCAACAAGGACGGCTCGCGCCGGGACATGCTTGACGTGCTGGCCGAGATGAAGAGCAAGTACGAGAAGCTGGGCACCGACATGCAGCGGATGAACTTCGTGTCCCAGGCCTTTGGCAAGGCCGACCAGGACACGCAGAAGGGCGTGCAGTTTCTGCTCAGCGGCAACAACCTGGCCAGCTTCCGCGACATCCAGTCGCAGATCAGCAATGCCAGCGGCGTGGTCGCCAGCGACCTGCAGGAGAACCGGGACAGCCCCACCGCCGTGGCCGGCCGGGTGCGCAACAACCTGCGCGAGACCGTGGACCGCATGGCCCAGCCGCTCAACAAAGCGATGGCCGAGGCTGGTCAATACCTGCTTGAGGATTTGAACCTCTCTGGTGGGCAGATGATTGGACTGGCCGCCGGTACCGCCATAGCGGGTCACTACAGCGGCCGCGCCGGTAACGCGGTGCTGGGTAAGCTCGGCAACACCGTCGGCGGCGGCATGGATACGATCAAGAACATCGCCGTAGGTAAGACCCTGCAGGACGCCACTGGGGTGATGCCGGTGTACGTCACCAACTGGGCGGCGGCGCCCAGTCCGGCCGCTGCCGTGCCCGTGGCAGGTGCCGCAGGCAAGACCGCTGCTGGCGGCGGCATCCTGGCCACAGCAAAGGCCTGGGGCATGCGCTTGGCGGTTCCGGCCATGCTGGCCAGCTATCCGCTGGCTCGCTATTCCGGCACGCTCGACAAGGGCATGGCCGATCCCACCTTGCGCGCGGACGTGGCCTCCACCGTGGGGCGCTCGCGAGGTAGCGGCGTATTGGCCCGCGCCAATGCGCGCAATCAGCAGACGATGCAACGTCTGGGCGTTACCCCCGAGCAGTATCAGCAGGCCTTGGCGTCGGTTCCCAATGGACTGAGCCTTCCGCAACGTGAGACAGCCATGCGCGAGGCCATTGCGCGGGTCAAGACCGCCGCTCCGGCTGTGCCGGTCGAGTCGGTCCAGTTGCATCAGCAGGCGGCGGCGCAGAATCAGGCAGCCGCACAGCTGCTGGATAATGCCAGCCGGAAGTTGGATCAGACCCTGAGCAAGCCCATCCAGGTACAGGTCACCGCCGATGTGCCGTGGCTGCATGCCGATCTGGGGCGCACCGTTGAGCGCGACGCAAGGCGCGGGCAATGAGCTGGGAAACCGATCTGCTCGATGCCAGCTTCCGCCAGGTGCCCCTTCAGGTCCTGGGCGAATCGCTCAAAGGAAAGCGCTCGCTGGCCCGTCATGGCACCCCATATCGCAACGGGGACACCGTCGAAGACCTGGGCCGCGAGGCACTGGTCTTCCAGATGCGCGCGGTGGTCTACGGTGATGCCTATGAAACGGCGCTGCAGACGCTGATCAAGGCGGTTGAAACAGCAGGTGAAGGCGAATTGATCCACCCCATCTACGGCACCGTCAACGCGGTCGTCGAGGACTGGGAGATCAGCCACGATGCCGAGCGGCCCGACTATGCCGAAGTCGCGCTGACCTTCGTGGAGAGTGAGCCCAACCCGGAATTCTTCCAGCGCACCTTCCAGACCAGTGAGGGCGCCATCGCCGGTCTCGATGTGGCCGACGTGCGCAATTGGCGCGACCAGGTGCGTGATCTGCTCAGCCGGGTCGATGGGCTTGTTGCCCAAGCGCAAGGTTACCTGGGCGGCGGCTGGGTCGGTCTGGTGGAGAATCTGGTGGGCCTGCCGGGGATCGGCGTGCGTCTTTCGCAGTTGCGTAGCCAGACCTTGGGCGTGCTGGCCGGCCTGGCTGATCTGGCGCGGACGCCGGCACCGGTCTTTGATCCCATAACCCACGCCGCACGCGTACCGGCTGAGGTCCGTGGTCTGTTGGAATCCAGCGTGCCCGTCCTGGGCGATGACTCGCTCGACATCCGCGCACTGGTCGGGACGCTGCTGCCGCGCGAGGTGCCTGGTGCCAACGATCTTCCGGCGATAGCCGGACGCACCTGGTCGGGGCTGCTCGATGCCGCCCGGCGTGGCGTCGCCCCGTCGCTGGAGCCCGAACTGCCAGCAGGTTTACCCGATGAGCCGCTGACAGCCCACGCGCTGGGCATGGTTGTCCTGGTGGCCACCGAGCAGGCGCTGACGTTGACGCGTGCCGTCTGCGACGTGCTCGATGCGCAGCGTGTGGAGCCGACGATGACGCCCCAGGACATCGACCGCCTCACCGGGCAAGCACGGGCAGGCCTGCAAGGGGCCATCGGTCTGCATCGCCGGCTGTATCCGGTCGAGCAGGCGCTTCCGGTGATCGAGCCGCTGCGCAACCTGGCCGCCCTGGTACAAGCCGGCGCACGCCGGGTCATCCTGGCCCGACCGCCACTGATCCAACGCCAGGTGACCAGCGATACCTGCCTGCGGGCACTGGCCCATCAGTGGTACGGCGATCATCGCCGTGCTATCGAACTGCTGCGGCTCAACCCGACGCTACGGCGTCCCTACGCCATCGAACGTGGTCAGGTGCTCCATGCCTATGCCCGCTGAATCCATCCGCCTCTCGGTCGGCGGCGTGGTCATTGAACGTTGGAGCGGCTGGTCGGTGGATAGCGATCTACTCATCGCAAGTGACGCCTTCGAGCTGGAGCTGCAAACCGAGCAGGGCGGCGCACTGCCGGCAGAAGTTGCCGAGGGCGCGCCCTGCCAGCTGCAGCTGGGCGATGACACAGTGCTGACCGGACGACTGGACGAAGTGGAACACGAGGTGTCGCGCAGCAGCCACACGGTGCGCATCACTGGCCGTGACCTGGCCGGCTTCCTGGTCGATTGCTCCACCCCGTTCGTATCCATGCGCGATGCCAGCCTGCAGCAGATCGTAGACCAGGTGGCCAAGCCACTGGGCATCGATCGCGTGCGCCTGCAGGTGCCAGGTGGCGCGCTGCGCCGCCGTGTGCAGATTCAGCCGGGGCAAAGTGCCTGGGAAGTGCTGCTGCAGGTCGCCGAGGCCAGTGGTGCATGGCCGTGGGTCGAGCCGGATGGCACCCTGGTGGTGGGCGGTCCCGACTATGCGGCCGCACCGGTTGGCCGTCTGCAACTGCGTCGCGACGGTGAAGGCAACACCATCACCCGCATCAGCGTGCGTCGCAGCATCGCCCAACGCTACAGCCAGATCACCGTGCTGGGCCAGCATGGCGCCTTCGACGGCAACGACTGGGGAAGTAACCGCACCACATTGAAGGCTCAAGCCCAGGACGAAGCCTTGGCCCGGCGCGGCATCTTTCGCCCGCGCGTGGTCGTTGACGGTGCCTGCGACAGCAATAATCTGGCCACCTCACGTGCCAAGAAGCTCCTGGCAGACAGCCTGATGGAGGCCTTTGAGGCGCGGGTGATCGTGCCAGGCTGGCGCGCCACCGGCGGTGCGGTATGGGCGCCCGGTCAACGCGTGGAGCTGCTCAGCGAGCCGCACGGGTTGGACGGCGTGTACTTCGTTATGGGCCGAACGCTGCGCCTGACCCGCGCCCAGGGCGCCATCACCGAACTGCGCCTGCGCGAAGACAAAGCCTGGATCATTGGCGAGCCTATTGCCAAGGGCAAGACCCGCAAGCGCAAACCCAAGAGCGCCGACGATGGGGAGCAGTACCTATGAGCCTGGCACGTACCATGGCCCGCACCGCCCAGCGCGCCGGTAGCGCCGTGAGACAGGCCCTGCGCGGTGTCCTGCAACGCCTGGACGCCACACAAGCACTGCCTGGCGCCCAGGTGACCGGCCTGGATGGCGAGCAGCTGCAGGTTGAGTTGATGCAGCACTATGGCCTGGCCACCGCGCCGTTGTCCGGTGCAGAGGTCATTGTGCTGCCACTGGGCGGTTCCTCGGCACATGGGGTGATCATCGCCAGCGTCGATGGCCGCTACCGGATTCAGCTCAAGCCCGGCGAGGTGGCGCTGCACACCGATGAGGGGGATCACATCCACCTTCAGCGTGGCCGCGTCATCGAGATCGTCACCGAAACGCTGCTGGTCAAGGCCGGCACCAAAGTGCGATTTGAGACGCCAGAGATTGAGGCGACCGGCAACATCACCGCCGAAGGCGAGGTCAGCGATGGCGTACGTGCCATGAGCGCTGACCGCGCCATCTACAACGGCCACAACCATGGTGGCGTGCAGCCCGGATCAGGTACCACCGCCACGCCCAACCAGGAGCAGTGATGGACGCACAGATCGACCCAGCAACGCGCGACCTTACAGGCAGGCGAATCACCACCCTGGCCAACGCGGTCTATCTTCGTCTCATGGTGCCGCTAGGCAGTTGGTTTGCCTCACCAATGCTGGGCAGCCGACTGCATGAGCTGCAACGGGAAAAGGATGTGCCGCGCATTGCTGTTCTGGCCCGCCAGTACGCCCAGCAAGCTTTGCAACCGCTGCTGGATGACGGACGCGCCCAGGACCTGCTGATCACCAGCCAGCAGGCCGGTGATGGTCGCCTCTGGTTACACATCGAGCTGACCGATGCCAGCGGCCAGCGCCAGACCTTTGAACACCCTGTCAGCGTGATTTAAGAGCCCACCGATGCCACAATCCACGCCGTCCTTTGAGAGCATCCGCGACGCTATCCTGCGCGACATCCGCAACCAATTGCCGGATGCGGATATCGGCGCCGATAGCGACCACTACGTGCGTGCGGCCGGGGTTGGCGCAGCCATCGAGGGCATCTACCAGCACCAGGGTTGGCTGTACCGGCAAATCTTTCCCGACACCGCCGACACCGAAGCGCTGGAACTGCATGCCGGTGATCGTGGGTTGAGTCGCAAGCCTGCTGCCACCGCCAGTGGCGCGGCACGCATGACCGGCACGGCCGGCGCCGTGGTGCCGGTGGGCACCCAGCTCCGCCATGCCAATGGCACGCTACTGATCACCCTCGCCGAAGCGGTCATCAGTCCAGAGGGCAATGCCACGGTGCGTGTGGCCGCCCAGACCGCCGGCAGTGCCAACAACAGCCTGATCGGCCCGGTCATGCTGACCAGTCCGCCCATCGGGGTGGATACGCCGGCCGAACTGATCGAGGCCCTGGCCGGGGGCGCAGACCGTGAGAGCGATGCCGAGCTATTGGATCGGCTGCTGGACCTGATGCGGCGCCCGCCCGCTGGCGGCAATCGCCACGACTACCAGCGCTGGGCGCGTGAAGTGCCCGGAGTCACCGCTGCCTATGTCTACCCGCTGCGTCGAGGCCTGGGCACGGTCGATGTAGTGATCGTTTCGGCCACCGGCTTGCCCTCGGCCGAGCTGATCGCCCAGGTGCAGCAGTACATCGACGAGCGCCGCCCGGTCACCGCCTGGGATTGCCTGGTGTTTGGACCGACGCTGATAACGGTCAACATGACGGCCAAGGTGAAGCTGCTCAGCGGCTACACCTTGGAAGGGGTGCAGGATGCTGCTACCCCGCAGCTGGCGGCGGCGCTGGAGCCACTGGCACCCGGTGAGACGCTGTATCGCAGCCACCTTGAAGCGGTGATCTCCGGGCTGGCCGGAGTGGTGGACCGCGAGCTGATTCAGCCAGAAGCCAACCTGACGCCAGTGGTCGATGCCAGCCGCGTTGAGTGGGTGCGTTTTGGCAGTGTTACCTTGGAACTGATGCCATGACCTTGGCGGAGCTGCTGCGCACCCTGCTGCCACCAGTGGCCTACGACCCTGCCGGACGCGTGGTGGGTGCCGTCATCGATGCCGAGGCCGGTGCACTGCAGGTCGCGGTAGAACGTGCACAGACCATCCAGCAGGCGATGCATCCCGCCACAGCAGGCGATGCCATCGCTGACTGGGAGCGCGTGCTCGGCCTGCGCCCGCTCCCCAGTGCAAGCCCCGCTGAGCGCGTGCAGGCAGTGCTGGCCAAGCTCGGCGAACTGGGTGGCCTGTCCATCTCGTACTTCGTGCGTCTGGCCGCTGCAGCGGGCTACGCCATCACCATCATCGAACCCAAGCCTTGGCGCGTCGGCCATAGCAGTGTGGACGAACCGCTGTACCTGGAAGACGTGCTGTTCGTCTGGCAGGTCCGAATCGACCGCCGTCCACCCAATGCCAGTCCAGTCACCGATGCCGCGCTGGAGGCGACCTTCAACAACCTCAAGCCCGCGCATACCTTCTGCCAGTTCCTGGAGTCCTGACGTGCATCGCATCGATGTTCCTACCGCTGCATCAACGCCACCAGCCAGGCAGAAGCCCGGCACGCCGGGCTTCTTCACCAGTGGCGATTTCCCTGCCGGCATCAAGGCCACCATCCCCGGTGCAGACTGGTTCAATACCGTCCAGGCCGAGCTGACCAATACCGTCGAAGCCTCCGGCCAAGCGCTGGATCGCGATGACGATACGCAGCTTTTGCAGGCTATTCGCACGCTGCTCAATCGGGCCCGCTACCGACCGTGCCAGATCGTCATCAGCGCAGGCGTACCGCTGGAAGGAACCCTGTTGTGCGATGGCTCGGCAGTCTCCCGCCAGGACTATGCTGAACTGTTCGCGGTCATCGGCACCAAGTACGGAGAAGGTGATGGCCGCACGACCTTCAATCTGCCGCTATGCAAGGAAGGCACCACCATCACACACACCAATAGCGCAGGCCTTGTTGGTGTTCACTCTGCCGGCGCGGTCATCGCGCATGCGCATGTGGCCAGTGCCTCCGCCGTCGGAGATCACACGCATTTCATTGGCGTAAACAACGCCGGAAATCACAACCACTTTGCTGACTCCATGTCGGCTGGCGAGCACACGCATGGTGCATGGACGGATCAACAAGGTGTCCACGCGCACACGGGTGGGACTTCTTGGGGTGGCGATCACACCCACGGCATGGGTAACTTCCGCCCTCGCTATCAAACTGGCATCGATTCTGGCTTCCACGAAGATAATGGTGGTGCAGTTCGCACCGATTCGGCCGGCGGCCATAGCCACGGTTTCACAACGGACAATGCTGGCGGTCATGGTCACACCATTGGGATGAATGCTTCGGGTGGTCACGTTCATCCCATTGGCGTCGCTTGGAACGGAGACCACTCACACACCCTGGACAATCGAGGGGCAGGGGCTCATAGCCACGCCATCACCGTCAATAGCACCGGAGGCAATGACAATTTGCCTGCCGGCCTACGCATGATGTACTGCATCGCTTACTGATAAAGGCTATCCGTATGAGCTACAAAACACTTCCTGAATCACGCCCTGCGTATTCCTATGACCCAGTTACCCGAGAGCTACTCGCTACGAACACCACGTTCCTGACGGCAAGCGGCGCGGCCTACCAGCAGCTGCCGTTCACAGTGGAGTTTTCTCCGGGGGATCCAGCGGGACTATTCCGACGGCACCGCCTGACCGCCGCGTTGGATGCATGGGAGACCGTCGCCGACTACCGTTACGTCATGCTCTATGCCAAGGCCACGGCGCTCCCCGTCGCCAACATGTTGGAGCTGGGAGAGGCGCTGCCCGATGACGTAACTACCACACAGCCGATTGCGTTTGGCCCCGACGACCACTGCCGAAATCAATGGGACGACGTAGTGAAAACTTGGCGGGCTGTCCCCGACTACAGCGCAACCCCACTCTGGGAGAAGGCTACTGCCATGCTGGTTGATTCCTTGCCCCTGGGGCAGTCTCTTCCGCCTGAGCTCACCACAATGGCGCCGCCACGTGGAAATCCAGACAGCGTTCAATGGGATGAGTCGATTGGCGGGTGGTCCAAGAAGCTGGGGTAAACTGATCTACGACCTACTGACCATTGGCCCGAGGGTGTCATGCTGCGAGACGGTATAGGGGAGCAGGCTGCGTCACGTAGCACGTACTTCGCTTCCATTCAAATGCTTCGCGGAGTCGCAGCGTTGATGGTGGTTCTGTTTCACCTGGTGAACGCTGAGGTGGTCCATGGACGCGGGCCATCATTGCTCGCCGGAAGTCTCGCGGAGTACGGCTATGGCGGCGTTGACCTGTTTTTCGTGATCTCCGGATTTGTCATGACCACGGTCATGGCTGGAAGGTATGGACGCTTCGCAGGTGCATTGACCTTTCTGGCGAGACGTGGACTCCGGATACTGCCGCTCTATTGGGTGTTCACAACACTGATCGTGTTACTACTACTCGTCAAGCCGACTGCCCTGGATGCCAGCCATCACGATAAGAGCATTCTGGCGTCGTACTTGCTTCTGCCGCAGCCTGTGCTTCCCATTCTGCAGGTCGGATGGACACTGATCTACGAGGCCTTCTTCTACGTAATGATGGCACTCGCCATTGCTCTACTTCCCGAACGTCGAATCCCTGCATTCTTTGCAACTTGGGCTATCGGGTTGCTAGTAATGCAGTTCATCCCGGGAGAATCTCCCACATGGCTGATCGTCAGCAGCCCAATGGGGTGGGAGTTCATTGCCGGGGCCCTGGTTGGCATTTATTGGCACCGCCTCTCAGTGCGCTGGGCTGCTGGCTTCATCATCATGGGATGCATTGGCTTTGCCTTGAGTTGCACGCTGCTGCAGATGCAATACGTCCAAAGCGGGCATGCCGCACTGACCCGAGCCATTACCTTTGGGCTCCCTAGTGCTCTGCTGATACTGGGCCTGGTCCGCTGGGAAAGCGCGGGGCACTGCATCAGCTCGCGTGCACTCAACGCCATTGGCAACGCCTCCTACTCGATTTATCTGAGCCACCTCTTCGCACTCAGTATTGGAGCGCGGCTATGGAGTGTCTCCGGCTTGAACCAGACGGCTTGGCAGCATGTCGGATTCATCATCCTGATGATGATCGTGTGCACCGGTGCTGGCATTGCTTGTTTTCGATGGATCGAACAACCGCTTCTAGCCGCATGTGAGGCCCTGATGCGCCGAACTGCCGGCACCACAAACCCAGCTTGATAGAACAGGGTGACGTGCCGCCGACTGCAATCGGCGGCACGTCACCGCAATACACGCCTCATTCGCGTGCATCTTGGCCAAGACCCTGCGCCCTCGCGAGAGCCAGGCCAGTCTGGCCGACAACCATCGCAAGGACTGAGACCGTGAAAACCCCAACTATCGTGCCCTGGCCGGGCGGCAGGAGCCGCCTCGCCAGCCAGCTATTCCCGCTTTTTGCCGAGCACAAGACCTATGTCGAGCCATTTGCCGGTGCAGCGGCCATGCTGTTCCTGCGAGAAGAGCCCGCGAAGGCGGAGGTGATCAACGACATCCACGGGGAGCTAGTCAACCTGTACAGGGTTATCAAACACCACCTGGATGAGTTTGTCCGCCAGTTCCGGTGGCAGTTGGTGGCCCGCGAGGAGTTCGACAAGCTCAAACAGGCCGAGCCCGGAACGCTGACCGATATCCAGCGCGCAGCCAGGTTCTTCTTCCTTCAAAAGACAGCCTTCGGTGGCAAGGTCAGCGACCAGCGGTTCGGTGTCGATGCTCGCTCCCCACCCAGGATCAACCTGCTCCGGCTGGAGGAAGACCTCAGTCACGCCCATTTGCGGCTATCGCGTGTCACCGTTGAGCATCTGCCCTGGCAGGACTGTGTGACCCGCTATGACACGCCGGCCAGCTTCTTCTTCATGGACCCGCCATACTGGCAGACCGAGGGCTACGGCAGCCCGTTCAGCTTGGATCAGTATCGCGCCCTGGCAGCAACCATGAGGAGCATCAGGGGCCGGGCTCTACTGACCATCAACGACCATCCTGCCATGCGGGAAGTATTCGCCGGTTTCCGCACCAGGCGCCTGATCACCCGCTATACCATCGGTCGCGCTGGTGCCTCCAGGGCCAAGCCCCGTTCCGAGCTGGCGATCATGAGCTGGTAAGAGGCCGGACGCCGTCATATTCATCAGCCCTTCAAAGCCCAATGAAGGGCTCTTTGAGCGAGCATCGACCGACTTCAAACCCATTGTCCCGATTTCGCAAAGCGTCTGTCCGCTTACACCGACCCCAAAACGGGCGCTGCTGCATGCCGGGAAGCCTCTGCGCAATGACACGAATTGTAATGTTGTTAAGAATTATTTACATTTGCGTCCTGCGCAGTGACCGCGCCTCTCCCAGATGGACCTGCCGTGCCCGAAGCCGCCGCCCCGGGTGCTGGACGACTGCTGCCGCCCCCT